TAGCTCCGCCAAGCATCCCAGACAATAAGTTTAATGTCTGTCCACCAGGTTGAACACCAGTAGAACCCGGCATATAGATTGAAGCCTCGCCGTAAGAGTATAGGTCTCTTTGGTTGAGGGTATTTTCGTATACAGCTTTAGCATTTGTATCTGCTCGAAACTTATTAACTCTTGCAATCCCGCGTTCTTTTTCAAAGTTTGTATTTGCAAGAGCTTTAAATCGTTCTTGCATACCACCACGTAGATTTTTACCTGTAGCTCTAGCTTCCATAGTGGCAAAATTAGAAATCATTTGACGGGCTACATTTTGAGAGTTTACACGAAAAGCTTCTTGGTTTGAACGAAGAGTATCTGCATAGGTTTGAACTGCAGCCCCTTCGATTTTTCTGTTATTCCATCGTCTAAATGCGTTCTGCCTAGCAGTCGCAAAATTCTTTTTATCGTTTTGTAAAGCATTCTGAAAGTTAGCGCGCTCTACTTCAATCTTATTGGCAAGATATTGTGCTTCAGCCTGTTTGTTTTGACCAATAGCTCCCATAGCTCCAGCAGCTAAACCGCCAACAGCTAATGCAGCAATTACACCCATAGTTATTCTCCTAAAAAGGATACGATCTCGTCTATGGAATCATCAAGATCTTCCGTATAATAAGATCGTACTATTAAATTGTCTTGGCTTTGAAGCCAATGATTAAGCCATGCCTCTGCAGCCTTGGTAATAAACTCAGGAGTCAAGTCTGCAAAGTTAAACGGCTCTCGTTCCATTTGCTTAGCAATGGATTTATATTGTTGTTCTCTATCTTTCCGCTCTAGGATGACAAGCTTAGATATAGGAACCTCTACGCTACCTAGCGATACAGGCCAGATCTTAGCTACACCATCTTTGATATTCCTAATTGAATAGGGATTGACATCGTAATACCCACCCGGATTACCTTCCTTGGGCAGGATACCACTCATAAACTTATCCCCATGTACCTTTAAACCGTTTGCTTTGCATTGCTGCATAACAAACGAAGAACCAACTCTAGGACCGATTCCTGTTACAACATTCAGGGCCACTTGCGTTTCCTTTGTCCAAAGATGGTACGATTGATTTCCTGAGGCTTAAGAGTCTTAAGACGCACAGCCCCAGAAGCTCTGTCCCCAATCAGTGACAAAGCCCTACGGGAGTCATCCTCCCATTCTTTTATAATCTTCATCTGTCGATCATGTTCATTCTTTTCAATGACATCATCTACATCAATACCAAGAGTATCCTCAAAGTATTGAACCGATGCAGCTAAGACATCTACTCGGTCATCATGCTTAAGGGCACCACGACGCTCGTACAGCCTTGTGATCTGCTTCTGGTTCTCTTCTTGGCGAATAGCTTTCTTAGACATCACCAGACGATGCTGAGCCATCACAGGCTCCAGCGTATTGATGATGCGGCTCTCCTTCATGCCCGTGACTCGGTAGCCCTCTAGGCCAATCTGAGAGCCTGCTAGACGACCGATGTGAGGCTTCATCAGAGAGCCAAACATACCGTCGCCATAGTTCTCCTCATATCTGATAAGATTAAGATGAGGATATTCTAAAGCAAGCTGAACAATCTTCTGAAGCACAGCATCCTCGTAGCCACCGTCAAAGCCGAGTAACTCATGTACCCAGATGTATCCATTCCCGAAGGAGGCAATGCATACGGCTGTCTCGTCTGCACCACGGCCAGATGGGTCGATGTGCATGACGGTATGACGATACGGTGTGTAGCTATCAGCAACCCACATAGGCTGCGAGATAAGATCTCCGTTGAGACCGAATGAGGGCATACTCTTAGCGGCGTCAGAACACCAGATTACTTTGTCTGGATGGACTTCATTGTCGAGGTCCAAGACAATAAGATCGTTAAGCCGAAGAGGGAAACGATCTTGGTCAGCAAGGGAGGTGTCCAAATGATAATGCAAACTGAAGAGCTTGGGTCCGATACGTGCTTTACGTTCTGCCAACAAGTTATCTGAAAACCTCTCCGGTTGCGTGGAATCACCAGACTCAAGATCCAATTCAAGGATCGCAGAATCCACATCGCGCATTTGTCCCGGCATGTCAGGATCTGGCATGAGCGCCGGGAACTTAAAACAAGTGTACGCATCTCTAAGTTTATTGTAGATGGATTCTGAGCTTTGAGGAGTTCCCAGAATTCTGATAAGACCTTTTCCTGGATTTCTAATTTGTTCAATTTCCCATACCTTGTTCAGTAGTTTCTCTCTAGCCTCTGCCGTCTCTGAGTTCTTCTCAATTTCAACGTCATCAAGAATAACGGTATCAGCGTGGCTACCTGTAATCTGACTAGAGATACCCCTAGAAAACACAGACTTATCCTGCCCAGTTGTTGTTTTACACTCAACATTAAAACCAAATGCGGAGTCAGGAGTATTAGGACCCGGCTCCATATGTCTCATGTAAGGGACAAGGGTAAGAATCTTTCTTGTCATACTAATAAATTCAGTACTCTTGATTGCAGTAGCTGATAAGACCATAATGATATGGTTAGGATCTCTAAGTAACAACCACGATGCAAACATCGAGGTCAGTACAGATTTACCAGCACCACGCCCAGCTTGTAACTGAAACTCATCAGGACCATTCTGTAATCTATCCGCCATCATGTACTGCAAAGGAGTAGGCTCTCCTAGCCCCAAGTACTTCATACATTGATGTAGATGATTTCTAAAGTCAAGCAAGATTTCATCTGGGATATTCTTTGGTAAAAGCTCTCTATTAATATCAGGTAGAGGCATAATAGTATTCTCCTAAATGACTGACCTAGGATGTCTCCTAGGCCAGCCTAAATGATTGTCTCTCTTAGACTCAGGCGTTTACGCCTCAAGTCCCGAATTTAAAAGGAAGATCAATCTTTTCTTCGATGATCTTATCTACGTTACGCTCCGTAATCTCTAGCTGATCTCGATTCTCCTTAAGAACGTCGAGCACAACCTTGTAAAGCTGGGGACCACGTGCTTCAGGATCATCTAGATCGCGCATAAGAGACACAAAGAGCTTTTCATTTAAGCTTTTGTAGTCCATCAGTTAGTACACTTCCATTTCTTACGGGCCAAGCAAGCTCTCTTTTGGGGTGTCTTTTGACAGTTAATTCCAAACTTCTTGATCTGGCCCTTGTTACGTGCGCAGAAAGAACGCTTACGGGGTCCACCACCGGGTTGAGGTGGCTTAAGATTAGACCCAGTCTTCTTGTTGATCATGCGACGGCCCTTAGCTGTAAGGCCGCCGCTCTTGGACTTGCACTTGTTTCCAATGGTGCAGCCCTTCATGCCGCCTTTCTTCTTTGCCATCACTTACCTTTCTTCTTTTTAAACCCTTTAAGGGTCTTAGCTAGGTTGCATTGCTGCTTTGTACGGGTCGATAACTTACCGCCCTTACAATATTCAGTAATGCTTTTACCAGAAGCCTTGGCTTTCTTAGTCAAAGCCCCTGGTCGTTTAATGGCTTTCTGAATCCACTTCTTCTTAGCCATCACATCATCTTCTTTTTCTTAGCCATCATCTTCTTCTTGGCTGCTGGCTTCTTCATACCACCCTTAGGACAAGTAGCGCACCCCTTGGTGCCCTTCTTGCCAGCCTTCTTCATTCCATATGCCATTGTTACTTACCTTTCTTTTGCCATGAGATTCGTTTGGGACCTTGCTTACGCTTTGAAGCAGAGGTACACATAGATTTAGTTGGTCTACAAGCTGGGTAAGATCGTTTGGATTTGCCCGTAGCTGATTTACGCCCACAAGGTTTGCCGGTTTTACAATCAATCCAGCCTTTACCTTTGTTTCTACTAAACCAACCATGCAGTCCTTTCTCTTTTTCCAACTTAAAGCTAGCTTTTTTCTTAGCCATTACTTCTTTTTCCTTCCGGGACCTGCCTTACCTTTACGGCATTTCACAGCAGCCCCTGAAGCATAAGCACTTGGCCAGACTTTGTACTTACTCTTGGCCCATCTAGCACAGGCATCAAGAGGTTTCTTCTTCTTAGCCATCAGTGACCCTTATTAACAGTAGCTTGTCCAAAGTAGAAGCCAACAATCGCCATAAGCGATGTTCTTACTTCTTCAAGAATCAAGAATCCGGCTACCTTTGTAAAGCCACCGCTGAATAGTCCTAAGAAATCCCACCACTCTTTAGCTCCTTGTTCTACAAAGACTGGTTTGTCCATAAGAGCAAGGATAAATGGTAGGAATACTACGGCCATCATAACCGATAGTACAATAAAACGACGCATCCAAATCCCGCCTCTAGCTGCTGCTCTATCAGCAGACTCATCAGAGATAGGAGTAAGCTCAGTAACCCGTCGAATCTGCCCTTCAAGCAGTCTTTGATTTGCTTCCGCTTGACTTGCGATCATTCGAAACACGAACCCGGCGACCCCTCCTCCTAACAAACTCAGAAGTTCCAGAGTCATCTTTATTTCTCCTTTTTGTCATAAGGCGAGATCTCGGTCCTTTAGAAATACCCCACCTACTCATGAGTCAAAGTCATCACATTTTCCCTTTAAGATCATAACTTGGTTACTGAGTTCGTGTTGACGATCTCGTAACTTAGAAATCTCATCGTGCATGTCATTTAAACGCATAGACAAAGAATCTAATAACGCACCATGCTTAGAAAATGTTTGACTTAATGCTTGAACAGAGTCATGTAGTTTTTCCATTGATTGCTGCAATTCAACCAAACTAGACGAATGACTAGCTAACTTAAAGAAAGCGCCCGTTAAGGCAATAATGCCAGCAGCAATTAAAGGTTGGGAGATCTCGGCTAACCATTGAAATAAGGTTATGGTTTCAGCGAGAATCATTTTTGAATATTCTCCATAGATACAATCCTAGGCTTAAACAGCCTAATAGCCATAAGATATAAAACCAGTGGGACGTTTCTGTTGGTTGTGCAGGGACGAAAGGAGGTGCAGGTTCCTTAGTCATTCGTTGTACAGAAGCGCATCCACTTAGGAGCAGTAATAATAAATACTTCATTTGTAAAAGGGCCTAGGGGACACAGCGACCCCTAGGCCCACTATGATAAGTTCCGACGTTGCTGCCCTGAGGCAAGCTGCACTATGGCGTAACCATGTTCGCATGTCTCCACGGAGGGAGGAGTTACCCATTTCTGCAACTGCAAGATGTCGGTCCTAAGGTCATGGTTCAGGGGTATAAACCACCTGCTTAAGTTGTTCCGCTGCTGCTGCAAGCACTGCAGCCTTAGCAAGGAACTGATCTACAAGAGCGTCGTCAATCGGAGTACGAGGTTCGACGCTAGTAAAAGTTTGATTAAGATTTGCAACTTGGCTCTCGATACGAGCGAGAGACTTTAGAATATCAGTAAATACAAATAGTGAATTCATAGTGTTTCCTTTTAGTTAAAAGTATCAATCATTGTGATAAACAACAAACCACATGTCTTCGCCATTTGCGAAGTCATAGCCAGGGACTTTTTGAATATTAGGTTCTCGATAAGTAAGAGAAACAAATTTAGTTCCAGTACTAGAGAAATCTC